CAGTTAACTGTCCTAGTGGTGCAGAACCAGTTGTTGTGGTTAAGCAAAATAGATGTAGTCCTTTATGTGTGGTTGCTGCTGAACATTATTTTGAACTATTAAGAAAGGCTAACTCTTGAAACATTTAATTATACCTGATACACAAGTTAAACCTGGAGTTGAACTAGGTTATCTTGAATGGATTGGAAAATATATAGTTGATAAGAAACCTGATGTTATCGTACAAATTGGTGACTTTGCTGATATGCCATCACTATCTTCTTTCGATATAGGTAAGAAGTCGTTTGAAGGTAGAAGATACAAAGATGATATAGAAGCTGCCAAAGAAGGTATGAACATTTTACTTAACCCTTTGAGGGAATATAATGAAAAACGAAAGAAACAAAAACTCAAGCAATATAGACCCAGAATGGTTCTCACACTTGGCAACCACGAACAAAGAATTGACCGAGCAGTCGAAGGAGACTCTAAACTCGACGGCACTATTGGTACAGATGATCTCAGATACTCAGAGGCTGGTTGGGAGGTGTTTAGTTTCCTTGATACTGTTAGCATTGACGGGATTGTATATAGTCATTACCTTGTAAGTGGTGTTATGGGTAGACCTATTGGTACTGCTTCCGCGATGGTTAACAAGACTCACCAGAGTTGTGTAGTAGGGCATCAGCAAGGCAGACAAGTAGCCTATGGCAAAAGAGCAGATGGTTCTATCATCACTTGTATCATAGCTGGCTCTTGTTACTTACACAATGAGGACTATATGAGTATACAAGGTAATACTCACTGGAGAGGTATCGTGGTGTTACATGACGTACATGACGGTCAGTTTGATGAGATGTTTGTTAGTTTAAAATACTTGAGGAAGAAGTATGGACATTAAAGATTTTAGAAAAAACATAATAGGAAGTTGCTATATAGACGATAAACTTAAAAAAGTTTATAGTGCTGATGGTATGTTAGATACTTATATGTTAAAAGTTGGTTTTGAGTTAGGAGCAGAACCAGTAATGCACGCCTTTTATCCTCTTATACAAGAATTTGAAAAGAAGAACAAGTACGTTTTTGTATGGGGCGGTGTAAAAGGAGCTAGAGAGGCTCTTTGTCTGTATCTAGACATGGTTAGCGGTGACTATCATAAACGATAATGAGGGGAATATGGATAATTTTATGCAAAAGAACAATAGAGAAGATGATAAGACAGTAGGAGATTATGTACAAAGAAGTAATCCTCTTTCTAATCTAAATCTCTATGAGAATACAACTAACGACAAAGTTAATCATCCACCACACTATAACAAAGGAACTATAGAAACGTATGATTACATAGTAGATACACTAGGTAAGTTTGAAGCTATTAGTTATTGTCAAGGTAACATCATCAAATACATTAGCAGAATGTGGCATAAAGATAAACCACTAGAAGATGCTGAGAAAGCTGAATGGTATTTAAAGTCTATGATAGATTTATTAAAAGAAACAAAAGGGAAGAATTGGGGGTAATATGGCATTGACATTAAATGATATCTGTGATAGACTTAAAAACCTTGATGAAGTTTCGTTGCTTGAAGTATTAGATATAGCATCTGAGGACATAGTAGATAGATTTAACGATAGAATAGAAGATAAAGCGGATTTATTAGAAGAGGAGTTAAAAGATTGAATACATACAGTCAGTTTATAGCAAAGAGTCGTTACGCAAGATACCTAGAAGACCAACAAAGAAGAGAAGATTGGAGTGAGTCTGTTCAAAGATATATAGACTTTATGGTTAATCATCTAGAAGCAGAGCATGGTCATATAGTAGAAACACCAACAAAACTAAAAGTACAAGAAGCAATAGAGAAGCTAGAAGTAATGCCTAGTATGAGGGCTATTATGACTGCTGGTAAGGCACTAGATAGAGACAATACTGCTGGATATAATTGTTCTTATCTTCCTATTGATGATGTTAAGGCATTTGATGAAGCTATGTATATTCTTCTCTGTGGAACAGGTGTAGGGTTCTCTGTAGAGCATAAGTACGTTGAAAAGCTACCAGAAGTTCCTGAGAAGCTGTTTGAGTCTGAGACTAACATAGTAGTAGCTGATAGCAAAGAAGGTTGGGCAAAGGCTCTTAGACAGCTTATAGCCCTATTGTATAGTGGTGAAGTACCTAAGTATGACTTATCTAAAGTTAGACCATCAGGAGCTAGGTTAAAAACCTTTGGTGGTAGAGCATCAGGATCAGAACCATTGAATCAGTTGTTTCAGTTTACTATCTACAAGTTTAAACAGGCTGCTGGTAGGAAGTTATCATCTATTGATTGTCACGATATACTATGTAAGATTGGTGAAGTAGTAGTTGTAGGTGGTGTTAGAAGGTCAGCTATGATATCACTATCAGACTTAGAAGATGACAAGATGAGAGCCTGTAAGTCTGGTGCCTGGTGGGAATACAATCCACAGAGAGCATTGGCTAACAACTCTGCTATGTATGATGAGAAGCCTGATATGAGCCAGTTTATGAAGGAATGGTCTAGCTTGTATGAGAGTAAGTCAGGTGAGCGTGGTATCTTTAGTAGGGCAGCATCAAAGAGACAAGCTGCTAAGAATGGTAGAAGAGATATCAATTATGACTTTGGCACAAACCCTTGTAGTGAGATTATTTTGCGTGGTTGCAAGTTAGACAAGAATGGACAACCAATTACAGGAACAGGTGGTCAGTTCTGTAACTTAACTGAGGTAGTAGTCAGAGCAGAAGACACATTTGCTGATATAGCAGACAAAGTAGAGATAGCGACAATACTAGGTACATGGCAATCTACACTTACTAAGTTTCCATACTTGCGTAAGGTATGGCAGAAGAATACAGAAGAAGAGAGACTGCTAGGAGTGTCATTAACAGGCATTCTGGATAACAAAGTAATGGGAGAAGTAAATGAAGGGTCAAGAAAAATCTTACGAGAACTCAAACAAGTGGCTGTTGAAACAAACGCTAACTTATCTACTCTTCTCGGAATCCCTCAATCGACTGCTATCACTTGTGTCAAGCCTAGTGGTACTGTGTCTCAGCTTGTTGATTCTGCCAGTGGTATTCATCCTAGACACTCTAGTTATTATATTCGTAGGGTGCGTGGTGATAAAAAAGACCCTCTTTCCCAGTTCTTAAAAGACCAAGGAGTTCATACTGAAGACTGTGTAATGAAACCTGATTCTACTGTTGTATTCTCATTCCCAATAGAAGCTCCTGAAGGTGCTACAGTTAGAGATGATTTAACAGCTATAGACCATCTTGAGTTGTGGATGATGTATCAGAAGGAGTGGTGTGAGCATAAGCCATCTGTGACCATAAGCGTTAAGGAAGAGGAATGGATGGAAGTAGGGGCATGGGTATGGAAGAACTTTGATGACATATCAGGTATATCATTCCTACCTTATGATGGTGGCTCTTATAGACAAGCTCCATATGAAGAGTGTACGAAAGAAGAGTATGTTAAGCTATTAGGTAACACTCCTCCAAAGATAAAATGGAATGAGTTAGTAGAAGTAGATGATAATGTTAAAGGAGTACAAGAGTTAGCTTGTTCTTCAGGAAGCTGTGAGGTTTAATATGTGGGAGATTACACCAATATCAGGAGTAATGGTAGGAGTAGAGTATCAACATGATGCTAATGATTATAAGTATTTAGTTATAGACTTTTTTCTTGTGAGGTTTACTTTTCATTATGATGCTAGTGAATAAAAAGTATAACATTATTTATGCAGACCCACCTTGGTCATACAGAGATAAAGCTGCTTCAGGTAATAGAGGAGCTAGTTTTAAATACAAAGTACAAGATCATAGGTGGGTTTGTAACCTACCAGTTAAAGATATAAGTGAAGATAATTGTATTTTATTTATATGGATTACTATGCCTAAACTAAATGATATAATGGAAGTAATTAGTTCTTGGGGTTTTTCATACAAGACTTGTGCATTTACATGGGTAAAAAGAAATAAACTGCAACCTAGTTGGTTTTGGGGTATGGGTAATTGGACAAGGGCTAACCCAGAACTATGTTTACTAGCTACAAAAGGTAAACCTAAAAGAGTTAGTGCTGGTGTTCATAGTGTAGTAGATACACCTATTGAAAGACATAGTAAGAAACCAGATGTTGTTAAGGATAGGATAGTTCAGTTATGTGGAGACTTACCTAGGATAGAGTTGTTTGCTAGACAGAAAACAGAAGGATGGGACGTATGGGGGAATGAAGTATGATTATGGGTATATTAAATATTATCAAACATGGTGTACTTATACTGTATGTAAGTTTTATTGTTAGTTTAATTCTAATAGGTGTGGTTGGAGAGTTTGTAGTAGAAGATAAGAGAGGATTACAAGAGTTTCTAGTAGTAACTGCTATATTCACTCCAATCTACCTTGCTTTCTTGTGGGGTAGAAATGAGTAATATTCTTATATTTATATTAGGATGTAGTGTTAGTTATTTATTATTATACCAAGGCAGAGAAGAAGTACATGATTTATGGAAGGTAGCCTACGAAATAGGCAGAGATGACGGTACTTCTGTAGCCAAGGCTCAATACCAATGGACAGAAGAAAGACTCAGTGAAGAGTGTATGTTGTTACACTTCGAGAAAGATGAGAAGCGTAGAAGTAAACTAGGATTAAAAGGGTTAGGTCAATGACGATTGAACTGATTCAAGGCGATTGTTTAGAAAAAATGAAAGACATCCCTGATGGGAATATAAACTTAACTGTTACATCACCACCATACGACAATCTACGCACTTATAACGGAAACAACGCATCATGGGGAAAACACGTTTGGAAAGCAGTTATTAAAGACCTGTTTCGAGTAACCAAACAAGGTGGAGGGGTAGTGTGGGTTGTTGGAGATGCAACCATCAAAGGAAGTGAGACTGGTACATCTTTTAAACAAGCACTGTGGGCAAAAGATTGTGGGTTCAATATAGAGACTATGGTATGGAAAAAACAAACATTCACAGATACAGGTTCGCTGAGAGTTAGGTACGGAAATGTTTTTGAGTATATGTTTATTTGGATGAAGGGTAAAACAGGGACATTCAATCCATTAAAGGACAGAAAAAACAAAACCAATGGGATAAAACATGGGACGGTAAGACAGCCAGATGGGTCATTAAAGCCTATGTCTTCTAAAGGAAAAAAAATAGGAGAGTTTGGACAACGATTTAATGTTTGGGAAATAAATACAGAAGTTTCTAACAGTAAAAGGTGTCATCCTGCACAATTTCCCGAACAAATTGCCCATGACCACATCTTATCTTGGAGCAACGAAGGCGATACTATTCTTGACCCTTTTATGGGCAGTGGCACCACAGGCGTTGTTTGTAAAAAACTAAACCGCAATTTCATTGGAATTGAACTTGACACAGAGTATTTTAAAATTGCAGAGAAAAGAACAATTGATACAAATGCAAAATTAATTTAGTACGACCATACAGTAGGTCTAGGTCTAAAAGTAGAGTGTTCAGATGTATCTAAGTGAATGAACCTACCACTGCCTTTCTGTTGCACTCCTATGCCAGTAAAACCAAGCTCAAAAGCTAGTGACATAAGCTGGTAAGCGTCACCTCTACTTACCTTTACATCAGCAGCTAAACCATCATGGTGAACACCTGGAGTCTTCTTCTTTAGTTCTATAGGGTGTGTTCTTGCTCTGTATCCACTTGTAATCACCATAGGTTGACCATAGTATTCTCTTAGTTGGTTCATCTTATTGATAAACTCTTGATCCATGTTACACTCACCAGTAGCACTACACTTAAACTCATTTTCACTAAAATACTTACCCCAGTCTATAATATACTTTTTCATATTAGTCCTTTTTGTCCATTAAATCTGTTAGTTCTTTTGTTTTATCTTTGCTACTAAGACTACTACCAAAGTAGTATCCTAATACCATAGTTACTGCTGATGATAACGTACCTAGTACATATATCAATATATCTTTAGACTGTGGATCTACTTCTACAAATATAATTACAAGAAATAAACCAAACGCTAGTATTACTGTGCCTAGTGCTAGTATAGGAGTAACAATCTTGTTTAGCATTGGGGCAAACTCACTGTTTGCTATCTTCATCTCTCTTTCGCGAGCAGACTGTTTATCTTGCATCTCTGATTCTAACTTAGCTAGTTCACCTTTTTGCTCCATATCTCTAAGTTCTTTCATAGCTTTAGCACGAGCAGTAGGGTCAGGTATAACCCTATCTAAAACTTTTTCTGCTACAGGAAGCAGACCAGTAAGTAGTTGTAACATCTATTCTCCTTATGTTGTATAATATTTCTTCTTTATTTTACAGCCATTCTCAGTCTCTACTTCAAACCAGTTAAACCCTTTATACTCATTAGCACACCAATAGATACACAATCCTCTTTCCATTCGTTGTAGCCTACAGTAGTATTGTTCTCTTTGTGGTATTATAGTTACTAACATAGTAGATAGTAGTATTTCTATCATTATACTCCTTTTATTGAGTCAATTAAGAACTGCACCATCCACCATCCAGCCATAAGCAGAACAGCTATAATAGATAACATAGTGGAATTGTAAATGAGTTCTTTACGTTTGCGTATTTGTTGGTATACTTGTGCTTCACGTTTGCGTTGAATTGACCTTCTAATCTGTATTAGCTGTTTATAACCATCTGCACCAAGATGGTGCAATGAACCCCAGTAGAACATATGCTTTAGTTCCTTCTCCATCTCTTTAATTCTTTGTCTTGCAGCAAGTTCATCAAATGCTTCTGCTGTGCTTGACTTAGTGTAAGTAATCTTCTTGAATATAGATGGTTTACTTTCTTCTTGTGTTAAACAGAACTTTACATCTTCTACCGCAGAAGCCCACTTACCTAGCTGTGAGAACACCTCTTGAGCTTCTTTACCATAGTTTACTGCTGTCTTAATACCTTGAAATACTGCATTTGCTGTAGCTAAAGCTGTGATTGGGTCGATCATTGTTGCTCTTCAACTCTATCAAATATAGCTTCCTTAGTTCCTGCATAGAAATAAATAGGTAGTACTTCTTTAAATTTTTCAAATACAGATAAAACAGCTTCTTTACTATCTAGTTTAAAATTAAATGTTCTTGCTGTATTTATAACTTTTTCTAGTTCTTTT